GATACTAAATTACCTGTATATACATATGATGCCATTTTATTATCCTTATAGTCTTCCAACTGCAACTTCAATGACGCCTTCATAACCATCAAAGTCTTGCAGTGCTTTACCTATTACTGTACCCATAGAAGGGAACTGATTTGGTCTTGCAAATCCGTTGCCACCTGAAATGAGCATGTCGCCTTTACTAATTTTACCACGAACTTTACATGGTACACGACCTTGTAGCGCAACTGCGGTCAATAGACCGGGGCATGTAGAGTTCATAACATATGCTGGGTTCGTAGAAACTACACCTGCAACTTTATTTGTGCCGTCATCAGCGAGGGTAACTTCTTTCTCTCCGCCGAACATCAACACCGTACCAGGCAGATATTTTACATCAGCTTCGTAGTATTCTGCAAGGTCAGCGTAAGTAGCAGTTAAACTTGAACCTGTTGTTAATGTCCAGTTGCCGGTTATGTTACCTGCTGTAGTGTTTGCGCCTGCTGTAATTTGCGTAGTAGTTAACGCTCCACTTACACCTAATGATGTTAATGTACCAACTGATGTGATATTTGGCTGCGCCGCAGTTGTTACAGTACCAGCAGTAGTTGCAGCTCCGGTCAATGCACCCGTAAATGTTGTTGCACTTACATTACCTGCACTAATGTTACCTGTTACTGCCAGTGATGTTAATGTGCCAGTTGATGTAATATTAGGCTGTGCCGCTGTAGTAACAGTACCGGCTGTACTTGCTGCTCCAGTCAATGCGCCTGTAAATGTTGTTGCACTTACATTACCCGCAGTTACATTACCAGTTATATTAGCAGTTGTTCCTACCGTAAGTGCATTGCCAATTGCAACTATAGCAGCATTGGCATACAAATTGCCGGCACCGACGCCTGCTGAAGGACCGGTTGCTGCCAATCTAACATTAAAATCTACTGCGGTATTGCTTGTGTTGAAATCAATATAAGGACTAGATGAGTTTCCATCTACTAGCCCCATTGATAGGGCTCCTCCGCTATCTGTACCGAATCCTAATCGCCCAGTAGCAGTAGAAATTGTTAACCCGGTTAATGTACCAACTGATGTGATATTTGGCTGAGCCGCAGTTGTTACTGTACCAGCAGTAGTTGCACTTGTCGCCGCGCCGCTTAGTGCACCGGTGAATGTTGTAGCACTTACGTTACCTGCACTAATATTACCTGTAACTGCTAATGAAGTTAGTGTACCAACACTAGTGATATTGGGTTGTGCTGCTGTTGTCACGGTGCCAGCAGTAGTGGCTGTTGCAGCAGCAAGGTTAGCAACAGTAGTAGTTGATGTAACGACCAGCGGTGCGGTTCCGGTTGCAATGTTGCTAATCAACTGCGTACCGCTAATATTTCCAGTAGCAATAACTCTGGCTGTGCCTAAGTTACCGACGTTCGCATTACCTGTTACACTCAATGCGCCGCCTGTTACCAAATTACCACCAGTAACATTACCAGTTGCAACGATTAATCCAGCAGTTCCTAAGTTACCAACGTTCGCATTGCTAGAAGCATTCAAAAGAGTTACTGAAAGATTTCCGGTTGCTGCGTTGAATGAAATATTAGCGTTAGATGCTAGTGCATAGTTTGCACTAGTGTTAGCACTTACCATAACAGGATAGAATGTACCTGTTGTTTGCGTAGTTACTACACCGAAATCTGAAACGTTAGAGTATGCTACGCTTAAGTTAGCTACTCGGGTGACAGATGTTACTTGTAGCGGAGGAGTTCCGTTAGCTATATTAGATATAAATCGGGTAGCAGTTGATACACCAGTTGCATTTAAATTGCCAACATTAGCGTTGCCATTTAGCGTTAGTAATTTTGTTGAATTGTTGTATGTAAAATCTGCATTGCCCTGCAAGAGATTGGTATCATTATATTGAATTTGAGTAGGCGTACCTGCGGCTGCAAGTGAAGATGTTCCACCTGATACTAATGATACGGCGCGACCGCCCGGAACATACACTGCCGCGCCAGTCGGACTTGCTTCTGTACCTGGATCAAAGGTATTGCCACCAGCAATCGTTGAAATAGTAATCCAAGTATTTGGGGCTGATGTGTCTTTAGTCTTAACGTAGTATGTTTGACCAACAACAATTGTACTGTTGCCTAAATCACCGGTAAATACAACAGGGTCATTGACAGTAAAAGGTGTTGCATCGGATACTGTAATTTGATCTGTTAAAGTGTCGGTTGCCGAAACTGTAGCATAGGGGAAAGTACCATAACCAGTAGAGTCTACTGTATTTGCTAAGCCAGAATCATGATAAAGTGCAAAAGTATTAGAAGTGAGAACATCTACATAATATACATTACCATTAAGTTGCGTCATTCCAGTAACATTTGTTACAGTGATTGATGCACCCTGAGTGAAAAAGTTATCCTGAGTAGTAGTTACTACTGCTGGATCAGCTTTGGTGACGTTTTCAAAAAACGAAGTAATACTGGATTTAGGTGTCCAAGATAGATTACCTACTCCATCAGTTTCAAGAACATATCCAATTGCGCCGCCGTCGATCTTAACATTAGAAACATCGCCCAATGTTATTAATCCACCTGCATCCCCGCCCTTATTGACCCACTCACTGCCATCATAGGCTAGTACTTGACCGTCAACCAAAGTGACATTGCTGATATTTAAATTGCCAACTGAACCGTTAATTTGACTAAAATTAATCTGCGAGTATGAAGTAAGAACTTCAATGTTCTCGTTAGGGGTAGATTTACCAATGAAAAGTCGTTTGGCATCAGTCGCCCAACCAAACTCTGCATCGTCCAGTTGTGGTAAGTCTACTAAATTACCCGAACGTTGTTGAATTTTAGAAATCTGTAAAATTGCCATAAGTGTAATCTTTGTCCGTTAATTACACTTATTTATCTTTACAGGTTTAAATGAACTTGGTGTAGTATTCCTCTACTCGTTTCCACCAGCGATCTGACCATTCATCAAACTCGTTGCCTTCTACGATAAACTCCTGATATTGATTATCAGCACTGCACATGAGGATCACGCCCTTGCGTATCTTAGTTCCGTATATTTCATTGTGTGCGTTTGCGTAGGCAGTCAACTGTAGGAAATAGTCTTCAATCCATTCACGCTTCTTTGGCTTGTTTGTTTGCTTGAAGTCTAGGATAGCTTCATCGCCACTATGTAAGCCAACTAAGTCTGTGGTCCCAGCATAAACTTTAGGAAAATATAAAGATACTTCCGTGCCCCAGAACTCGGGACAGTTGGATAAGCCTTGAGATATGATTGTATGCGCCATCGTATGTGATTGCTTGCTATACGGATTGCTTCCGGGCTCACCTGTTTCTCCTGTAAGAACATAGTTCTCAAGATACTTATGCATTCTGGTGCCTCTTCCGGCAGCTTCTGTGGTGATTTCCTTAGCTTTTTGTTCGCCTACTCTGCGGCGCCATTCAATCAACGCTTTCTTTGCTTCAATTGGTTTTGTTGCGTCAAGGATAGTAGTGACACTTGGAAGCTTCTCACCGTCTGGTGCAACATACTTACGACCTTCTGTAGTCGTTTCACGCTTCATTTCTTTATAGGGGAATTTGTTAATTAATGTCATATATCATAATAGCATATTGTTACAAAAAAGCAACTATTATGGTTAAATTTTCATTGCTCGTTTAGCCATTTGCTGAACAGTCTTGTCACTATCACCGCCCTCTGGCTTGTCAGCAGTGTCCTCTTGATGGCCTTTAAAGACAACCTTATCACCCTGAATATTAGTAATAATACCTTTTAAGGGAGGAACTCGTACCATGTTGTACAAGTCATTAACGTCTAGTATAACGTCATATTGTTGAAAATAATCTAAAAGCTGGTCAACAGTATAGTTATCAGCATCTACTTCACCGGAGTCAACATCTTGCTGGAGTTGATTGGTTAGTGCGACGATTTGGCTAACCATCGCACTATCCTGATCTCTATCAAACTCACGCAATAACATTATATGTTATCGCTTTGCTCGGCCTGCACCGCCAGTTGGGAGGTCTTCTTCATCATCCATATCTGGAATAGGAGGAAGTTCTACGCCAGGTTCTTCTGCTGGCATTTCAGCATCAATATCTACGTTGAGGTCTACTTCTTCATCTCCGACTGGCATTTCATCTCCAGCTGGCATTTCTGCGCCAGCATCGAATCCTGCGCCAGCTTGTCCTGTTAGACCGCCTAGAGCGCCTCTGAGACCAGTCTGTGCTGCTTGTAGTGCAGTGTTTAATGTATTGAGTGCCTCAGTAGCAGCAGTGTTGAATGCATCACTTTCATTAACACCGATTTCACTCTGAATTGAATCAGTGAGTGCTGGAAGTTCTTTGACAAGCATATCATTAACATCTTCATACATTTTTTGTACAGAATCAATCATGTCTTGAGCAGCAAGAATTACCTGTGACTTATCTACTTCTTCGTTTTCAAAAACGATGCGAGGAGTCTTAGCAACCTTAAGATGAGCAGACAGTGCCTGTTCCATAAACAACATCTTCATATAGGTCGGGTTAGTTTCCGAACGATGCTGAGTAGGTGATTGTCTAGTTTCAGCGATAAGCCCTTTGACTTTCTTTAACATTGTTAAAGTCTTTGGTCTGTCTAGACCTGAAATGTCAAAGTCAACTGCAAAGCTTTCTTTAAGTGCCTTTGCTGCAACATTATTTTTATCTAAATCAGTGAGTTTCATAGGTTAGTTTTCCATATTGATTGTGTAGTATTTATCACACGTAATTAATTTTAGGAGCTTTTGCCCTAAACTTTTGTTCCTGCAATGCTCTAGAATTATTTATGTAATTTTTGATTTCTTGTAGGGTTTGTCTACGACAAAAATTGTCCTCTTGTAGCTTGATAGTATAGATCAACTTACTAGCCACATCATTTGAAGATTTGATTTTCTTTTTATGCACCGCAATGTCAATCGCAATACTACACAGTTTTAAATCTAAATGCTCTAATCTACGGCCTTCGCTGTATTTACCAAGATGATCAAATACACACCATGACATAGCAATCTTAAGACTAGAAAACTCACTCAATGACATCGTTTTGGATGAAAACACAGTATAGAATCCGCGCTTATTAAGTACAATTGAATACTTATTGAACAAGGTATATCGACCGGCATGTTCTTTAGTAACCAATATCTCTGAGATATTGGAGTCAAGACCCGAATCGATAAAGTTAGCTAATTTAATTGCGTTAGTCATACTACCTCAAAATAAATATTCTGTAATTCTACAGAAACGTTTAGAAATTTAGGACAAGCCGAATGCTGTCCTTCTATACTAATCATCGGTACACCCTCACAATCGTTGTATAGTGCTCCTAATGGCTTAATACCATTTTCAAAAACACTAGGGTGTTGTATTTCAAACTCGAATTTCCAATAGTAGCAAGGTTCTTCTGTGTTGTAGAGGAATCCAAACTTATCAAAATCTTGTATATCCATTTGACACATGACAGGGATTTTAGTTACTTCAGGCTGTGACCTGAGAGAAATTACCTGTAGCACAGTATCAAAATTGCATTGTGTATTTCTTCGCTTTAGCCAATCATCAACTGAATCATCTATCGGCTTAGAACGGTTGTGTACACCGGTCTTTGTGATATCAAACAGCGTGTAACAACATATGCGATACATACACGTATTTAGAGTAATAAAAAACCCGGAGAATTTAAAATCCTCCGGGTCTTTGTTGTAGTAGTTTTACTAACTATTAGTTAGTGAAAGTTGCAGTTGCAGTTACAGCAACGTTTGCTGAAGTCCATGCATTTGACAAAGCGTTGTCAAGTGTAGTTGTAGTCCATGCAGCTACTGGATATACAGCAACAGCTAGTGTATCGTCAGTTGCGTTAGTATACTCATAGATGTATACAGTTGCAAGCTGCTGAACAGTCTGGAATACTGCATTGATGTTGTCAGCTACCTGTGAACCGTTACCAGTGATGGTGAAGAAGTCAAGCTTAGGACCCTGAGGTTGTACAGTTACAGCCGAATCGATCGCTGAAGTTGAACCTTCGTTGGTGTACGCACCGGTGTCTAAGTTTAGAACTTGCTGGAAGTCACCATTAACTCTTGTAAATTGTGCCATTGTATTATTTCCTTATAAAAGTGAGCCGAAGCTCATATAAGTATTTATGCCGGACAGAAAAAAACTCGGTTTTGGGTTACTTTTTCTTACCAAAGTGGGCGGCACTAAACCCACCGCGATTGACTAGCTTGACTAGTCCCTTAGGAGTATTGAAGACAAATCCTTCGCCGCCCGGTCTATCATTGATTGATTGTTCTAGTCCTTTAACCTGCTGTTCAAGTTGATCGGAAAGACTATTTTTAAGTTCAGCGATAGCGAAGTACAATTCAATAAGATTATCTAATGCTTCCTTGTTTTGGAAAAGATAACCGTCGTTTTCCCCGACCAAGAATCGATATTGCTTACCACTGACATTGTTTTGTAGCCATTGCTCTAGTGGCAAGTTAGTTTGTCTAGTTGCTGTGTGTCCTAAGTATTTCATTAGAGCGTTTCTTGCCACACCATCCATGCCATTCAAGAAGTCATCCAGTTTACCATTCTTAGCAAGTGCTTGATTGACATTCGAAACTTCATTCTTAGGAGCTTCTAATGCAAAATCAATGCCCATATTCGGAGTGAGAATAGCAACCTGACTGTTACTCTGTAGACCTTTGCCGTTCCATGGCACGGGAGGTGAACTAATATCAGCAAAATACTGATGAACTGCAACACCTCCGCTGGTTCCAGCAATGATATTACCTAGCTCACTCTTTACAGGAACTGCATAAGTTACAGTATTGGGCTTGAATACGAACTTGCCGTCGACCGGGTTTAGTTGTTCGCCCCACATCAAGTCTCCCCAAAAGAAGCCTTTGTTAGCGCCTACCGCGTCTTTCAATCCATTCCAAATAGAATTGAGTCTACCGTACAAATCTGGGCGACTCTTGCCTCTACTAGCATCATACTCTTGCCAAAACTTAGGGCTTGTTCCTAAGTACTCAGTACCTTTATCAAACATATATTTGTCTGATACAGTGAATTGTCCTTTGTCATTGTATCCAAAGATAAGAGCTGGGAAACCGTCCCACTTGATAGTGAGTGTTTCTGGATTATCAATTACATGATACATTGAATCAACAGCATCACGAGCAGAGGACACTCCGCTGAGTACTGAATCCTCAGGATGGGGAGTTCTAGCATCTGCTTCAAGCAACCGTGATTCGTTTAGTAGTTCAACTATTCTCATTTTACGATGTCCAGCAATGTTCTGAACCAGTCAGATGTACCTACGCTCTCGCTAAGCTTGATATCAGTAGGAACACCGATGTCACGTACTGTAGGATTTTCTGAGAAATCTTTAAGCATAAGGTTTACTAATTCAGATGGATAATTTTCGTCCATTGCCTTACGTAATGTTTCATATGAATATAAACTATCAGCAGTACCAAGTTTCAACACTTTGGCAATTTCATTTGGGTCTTTATATGGACCGTCGATAATCTTGTTATTATTTTTCTTAGTGTAGCCATCGCCCTTCTTGTTAGGTTCAGGAGTTCTTAATACTTTTACCAGCCCGTCAGTTGGGCTCCACATATATCGTTCTGATTGCATAGCTCTGCCATCGGGTAGTTTTTGTTCTGAGTCCTTACGATTTACGCGGGCAACAATTGATGCTAGTAAAAGATTTCTATACACTCCCTTGTACTTGCTATCTTTCTCCTGGGGTGCGTGATAGTAAGTCTTGAGCCAGCCCGGTTCGCCGGGCATGAAGTCTAATTGAACATACCCTGTTCTTGGTTTACCTTGTACTTGTTTGTTTGGATCATAGTTAGCAATCTTAACCTTAGTCATGATTACTGAACTTTTTGCAAGGTCTAGCACTTCTGGAATATTCTGTAATTTCTCTACGAATGCAGGAATATCCTCTGGGTCTATTTCAAGAGCAACATCGATATCGCCAGAAAATTCTTTCTTGCCTACGCTACCTAAAGTGTTGTTCTTGAGGTCAATGCCTAAAATCTTTTCTAGACTATCCAACGTGGGTTCAATCTCATCGATATGGATTGCACCAACACCGGGCATTGCCCCACCTTCAGTTAAGATGCTCATCTTCTGCGTCTTGACTCTGTTGTAGTTTTTTTAGCATCGGGATTTTCTGCATCTGCACCGGGCTTTTTAAATACCCCGTCCCAAACACTACCGGATTTTGGTTCTTCTTCATCAGGTTTATCAAGTTTATCAGTTTCATCTTTGATGCCAGCAGGTAATGAAGGTGAAGCTTTAGAAATCGCAAATGCAGTTCTTGCTAGTGTTTTGATTGCATTCTTATATCCTGAAGGATAAGAATCTTCGATTGCCTGAATCAGAGGCAAAACCGTATCTTCACTAGCTTTCCAGTCTACACCATTCATATACTGATTAAACCAAGCTAGTATATACTGACCAACGCTTTGCGGTCCGCCGCGTGATTGCGCTTGTTGAGTTGCAGGAACTGTAGGAGTATTTAGAGTAGCATTAGGCGGAAGATTGATGTTTTGTGGGGCAGGAGTTGACCCTGCTTTACCGACTGTTGCAGTAGTTCCAGCAGGTGTAGCTCCGAAACCAACACCGCCCGTCGTAACTTCCATAATGCTTTCGAATAATTGGTTTAGTTTAACGTAGCGAGTTTCAGCAATATAGTAGTTCTTACCCTCTTTCAGTACAGAAAGACCTAAGTCTTTCCAAGTAAGTCCTACTGCTTCTACCAACTTGTTAGCGAAATAGATTCGCCAAGCTTCTGACATAGTTTTACCTGAACGAAGATTATTAACCGCTTGATTGGCAAAAGCAGGATCAGTTCCTGCTCGTTTAATAATACCTTCAACGCCTTTAACAGCGTTATTCCATTCGGGCGTTCCTTGACGGTCAGCCATAGAGTTTACAAGTTCTTTTGTAAGTGCAATTTTTTGATTTTTATCAGTAGCTTGATTAATTGATTGTGCAGCCTGCTTAACGTAGTTATTGATATTCTGCGTTGTTTGCTGCTGTGACTTATTAGCTGCAACTGCGGGTGCTGTAGCACTTGTCTTGGCTGCGGGTGCTCCGGGGGTAGCTGGAGCTGCCGAAGGTGTTCCTGGAACTGCGGGTGTTCCTGAAGCAGTTGGAGCTGTGGGAGTAGGTTTAGCTCCCGGTTCTCCCGGTTCGGGCTTGACATCAGCAGGATTCTTTTCAACGGCTGTGGGTGAAAGAGTTCCTTTTACTTTAGGGTTTACTACTCGACCTTTAATTGCATTATCAAGTGAAGTGTAAGCGTCATCGTAAAAATCTTTCAAGAACATGTCTTGAATCATCTGTTGCTTGAGCCCTTTACCAGAAAACGCACTTTTTACTGCGGCTGATCCGAAATCTCCGATAAAACTGCTTAGACTAAGCTCATCTAATTTCTGCTTTTCTATTTGTTCTTCAAGCTTTTTGAATTCACTTATTTTCATGTTTCTTCCTTAAGGACTTTGCAAATCTTGCTTGATCTTTACCCTTAATTGCGCTCAACAATTTCTTCTCAAGCAGTTCTGCCTTATCGGAAGGATAGTGTTTTTGCATCAATTCAATCAAATTGATAGCACTAGTAATAATGTTGGACGCACGGTTTTCAATGATATTATTAATATCACGGGTATCCCCGAACGATTGGAGTTCTTCTAAAAGGCTACGAGTCTTTTTTTGCATAATAGTGTAAAGATCCTACTGAATGTATTTATTCTTAAGTCTGAAAATCATTTCTTAAGTGAGTTCAATAGTGACTTTAATTTAGCGGATTGTGCGTCCCCTACACCTTTAGTTTCCTTTTGTTCAATTGTATTATGCACTGCATCGTTAGTAGAACCTACTTGACTCGTAGTTTTAATTTGACTTAGTATTTGATTAGGAGTAGGCTGTTGCTGTCTACCCTCTTCTGGATCGTCATCAGTAATACGCATAGTTTCAATGTTGTATTCCAAATCAATCTTCTGACCTACCCCAGTGGAACTACGAGACTTCATACACTGAATCTGATACTTGCCGCGCTCTTTCATAGAACGTGACGTAAAGATACCGAACACATAGTCAGCAGTATTAATCTTAGAAATACCGCCTGCAATGTGACTGTGATCGAATTCGATTTCTTCAACTGCACTACGATTTAACTGTGATGCAGTGATGAGAAGAACACCAAGTTCTTTCGCTAGATTGCGAAGTTCTTCTGATACATACTTGTCCTTGATGAACTGGTCGTTAGGATTGACTTTGACAGACACAGGCATGACCAAATCAAGATAGTCAATCATTACGAAATCAACCTTGATACCAGTCTGAATCTGCACTTCTTTAATATAAGAACGAATAGCGTTGACGTTACTCTGTGCCGGAAGTGCTTTAACACGATACTTACCGAACTTCTTACCAGCCATCTTGACTCGCAATTCAGTATCATCCAAATTCTTTCGAATGTCTCTAGTACTCATATTAGTCAACATAGCATCAGTACGAAGCGATGTCAATTCCTCTGAAAGTTCGAGAGTGATATAGACCCCACTAAGTCCCTGACTGAGCCAGTTAAGTGCAATGTTCATCATGACAAGTGACTTACCAGAACCAGAGCCGCCTGCAAAGATGTTCAACTCGCCACGACTCATTCCACCATACATAACTCTGTCAAGCTGGGGCCAACCAGTAGATACCTGACCACCTGCATTGAAATACTTGTTCAATCGTTCCTTAGGGTCAGCGAAATAATCTGTACCCATGTCACGCTGTAGACTGATTTGCACTGCATCTTTGATTAGTTGTTCGACCGGGTCAAACTCCCCCTTCTCAAGCATATCGGCTGCTTTAAGAATAGCTCTTTCAAGCTCCTGACGCTTAGTGAACGACTCAAATTCTTCCAAAAACCATTCGTAATGTCCATCAGACAAGTCTTCGATATGGTCAATTGCTTCACCTGTGGTTGCTTTAATCTGCGTTATATCAGGCATAATGCTATATTTGGCAGTATGCTCTACGATAAATTCCGCAACGTTTCTTAGACTACGATCAAAGTTTTCTGGATTCATGATGTTCATGACACGAGTATACAACTCGGAATTAGTGACCATCATCTGAAGGAATAGACGTTGTATATCAGTGTTATATTCTTTTAGCAAGTTTTGTCCTTATCATCTGTAATTTGATCTTACTGTTAGTTGCACTTTTCAGTATACTTAGCAGTGTCGGCAATTTGCCATATTTTACTACTGCATCATTAGCATCTTTTATCTCATCACTCCATTCGGGAATGGCGACATGAAACCCTAGCTCTAATGCTCTATCGCAAATTGCTAGTCCAGTCTTATCTAAGTCTGGAACGACAATCACTTTGCGATTAAGCCTTCGTAATATCTCTGCTTGCTCATCACTAATTGTATCATGGGTTAGCGCACAGGCGTTAAGAGAAAGGGCGTCAAAGATACCCTCAACTACTAAGCAAATTTCCCAATTAGGCTTCTGAAAATCATATCCAAACACGTACCCAGTCTGCTGTTCTTTGATGAACTTTGGTGTTCTGTCATCAAGATACCTACTAGTATGCCCTACTATCTTGCCCTCAAACGTATAAGGGATAATGATTCTGTTACTATTTCTGCCTTGCTCATCAGGAGTAACCATAAAAGGATACTCATCATGCTTTATAGCTCGGCTGCTCAAATATTCAATGAAGACCTTATGTTTTTCATTAGTAGTATCAAGCAATTCAGCATCCGGCAGCGATAGTTCTTTGAACTTTACTTTCTTCTTTTCTTTTCTTACCTTGATAAAATCAAGCAAGTCTTTTTGTTGTAGACTCTCTAGATTCCACTTAGCAATCTGATTCTGTTCAATGCCGCACCATTCAAGTAACTGTCTTGTGTTGCGACTGATACTCTTTCCTAACTGAAACCCAGCTTTGAAATCACAATTGAAGCAGTGATAGCTCCAGTTGTCGCCATCAAATCTAATGCCTGCTCTGCTTCTCTTGTCAGCTTTGTGCCCGCGGTGATGACAGCAGACCGCATTGAAGCTAGTCCAGCCGCTTTGGGTAAGCTTCTTCTTTCCCGGAATAATTGTCAGGATATCAAACATTAATTTACTATAACACTAAATTCGTTATCGTGCAAGTATATTGGTTACCGCACCTGAATTACTTGTAAATTCTACCTTAACGAATGGATGATATCCATGAATGGTATATCCTCTAGTTTCAGTCACATTAGCTAAGTCATCATCAGCTTGAATCACATAGAAGTCTCCGTCTACGATACTGGAACCTAATATAGCAACATTTCCGTAATATTCGTCATATCGTGTTTGAATAGTTAGGACTGGATTAGATTGTGTGTTAATAATACTTGTATCGTATACAAGATTAGTATTGCCGCTGCTATTACTAATGTTGGGGAAAGCCTGACCAGTTGGAATAGTTACTGTCTGTGAAGGAACAAATGACGGCAACACACTGTTAACAATGTTCATGTCGCCACGAGCACCGGCATTTGCATCTACAAATACAGGATAGTCAAACTCGCCTACCGGAATCTCTAGTGAATAATATGCTCTTTGAGCATCGATGCCTTCAATGTCAGCAGCATTAACTTTAAGTGAGGCAATACCGGTAAGTGCGAAATCTAAATCCAATGCTTTTCGAAGCAGGACTTCGGTTCCGGTGTAGTTAAGGATTCTACAAGTAATACTTTTACCTGTGATGTCTACTGGCTTCTGTTCCTGATTTAGGAACTGAAACTGAATTCGGTTGTCTACACCCTTGTTGAGTGTTAATGGTTTTGCATATACAGGCATATACTTCCTCGGTGAGTTTCCAATGAGGAGTACAACAGTTTGCCGTTGTGTATAAACGAATACAGATGTTGCGTACACTTAAATCTCCTCAGTAAAGTATTTATTCATTAAAATATTACTTTGGGCAAAAAGGTGTAAATATGTATGTGAGTATGAACGAAGACTTTTTCAAGAAGCTGAGCGAGAATCATCCCTATATTTCTATTTGTTCCTACGCTGGTCAAGACTATGTAGGTATAATACAAAATAGGGACGATACCGTGACATCCATATATGATTATGGAGCCATAGTTCTCCCTATTTTACGTGCTAAGTATTTAGAATTGGGAGATATATGGTGGTGGGAATCGAATAGAACGATTCCTATCAACCTTTTCTTAAAAGAAGAATGGTCAATCTTCAAACCATACATCAAAACATTCAACAACAAAAGTCTAGACATCGTTCATGGGCCAATAGTCAGCATGAATGAGTTCATCAAAAAACGTTCTAAACGTAGAAGCATCACACTTGTTAAGCGGATGCCTTAGAAATATTCTTCCGGGAACAGTGTACGTGAAGAACACTTAATAAATCTTCCATTACTATCACGCACAATAACTTCTATATCGTGCGTTTCGTCATCAAGATTTACTTGAGCTGGATGGTTCTCTCCAAAAGCCTCTTTGAGGTCTTTCATAATTTTATCGCATAGCTCCTCAGAAATATCGTGAGTGATGTATTTTCCGATAATGCTCTTTATCTTTTGACCGGCATCGTGGTCAGTAATGCTTTTTAGTTGCATATTTGTGTCAAGTGTTGACATTAAAACCATTCCTTTTCGTTTAGCATTTCATCTCGTTCTTCCGGTGTTGTCTTGTTAGTAGCAATAGCCCAACCGGTATAAGCAACCAAGCCTATGATGAATAAGAATAGCCATGTATTACTAGTCATCTTTAATCCTTTCTACTCAATTTCTTTAGTTCTTTTTTGCGCTTATCTTTGGCCATCTTAAATGACAAATTACCTACTCGCTGGTCAAACGTGACTCCGATTAAGTGGTCATACTCGTGTAGGAATACTCTGCACTCAAGACCAGTCAATTCACGCTCAACTAATTCACCCGATGCAGTGTTGTACTGTACTACTGCGCTCGTAGGTCGCTTAACCTTCATAAACAAGTCCGGGAAGCTCAAGCAGCCTTCTAAATCGATACCGCGGTCTTCCGAGAGTGAGACAATCTTAGGATTGATACACGCAACAAGCTTAGTGAAGTTACCCATGATAAAGATGCGCTTCTTAATTCCTAACTGCGGGGCAGCAAGACCAACTCCGCCGTTGTCAGCCATGAACTTTGACATAGCTCTAACAAGTTCTTCGGGGCTACCGTCAATTCTAAAGTCCCATTCTTCTGAGACTTCAAGTAACTGAGCATGATTTTCAGGTAGTAATTCAAGATTCATAATTCTACTCCGTATTCTTCCAGAATCTCAATGTAGTAGTCTTCGCCCTTATGGACATGCTCAACAAAATGGTCAGGCGCTTCATCGTTAGCCATATCGCTGATATACTTGTGGCAGATAAATTCTACATTTGCTACTTGACACGCTTTAGCAATAGCATATGCTTCCATGTCAACTAGATCAGCATTGATATTATAGGTGTCAGTTACAAAGTTGTCACCTGTACTCAGTGACCATCCATCATCGCCGATGATAATAGGTGCATGTAACGCTTCTGCTTGTGGTCCAACAATCACCCCACCTAGGATAACGTCACGTTGATTAAATGTAGTACACTTGTAGATGCCACCGTGAGTTGCAGTTATACCGCCAGCAGTACCGAAGTTGAATACCCGAGCGGGCTTATACCGTTCAATTAGTGTAGCAGCAACAATAGCTGCATTTACTTTGCCAACACCAGTATAGAATACGTTACTCTTGCCTATAAATGAGGGAGCTTCCTCGGGCATTGCTAATAAAATAATATCATTCATGTAAAAATTCCATATAATAACACAGTAAGAATAAAGATATTACAAGTTAATAGTGCGCGGTCACGGTCTACATAAGAAGCATACGCCCACAATGCAGTTCCCATAAACCCAACAATCATATCTTCTGTATGGTAACCAAAGGCTCTAAGAATTGTTGCTACAATTACGCCTGTTGTACCTAACCATTTAATCAGATTCATATGATACAAGTGATAAAACTGTTGCACCTGTTTCACGAATCTTGTTGCTCCCGTTGAGATACGTGAGGTCAATAACGCTTGCATAAAAAATATCCTCCGGTTTTACGCCAATTCTGCTTAGTAGTTGAATAGTTGCTAATGCTGTCCCGCCGGTAGCATTAACGTCATCGATTATACCAACCTTAGTACCTTCACCAATGTCAGTATTACCTTTAATTTCTAGTGTTCCGCTATCATATTCATATTCATATGACTGACTGATAATCGGTGGCGGCAACTTGCCCGGCTTACGAATCATATGAAATGGCAATTCAAGTTCAGCAGCAACAGGTGCGCCCCAAATGAATCCACGAGCATCAGGGGACGCAATACAAGTTACGTCATTAATCAACATAAACATCTTGAGACGATCTAGGGCCCAACGGAAATCGCCGGGCTTAGTCAGTACAGTGCTAAGGTCTTTGAAGTTTACACCTACTGTAGGCCAATCTTTAATTTCAGTAATAGAATTCTTAATCATTTTATACCCTTACATAATTGATGTTTAAAACAAATCTCAAATCAGTTTTACTAGGATTTGAAGCATGATATTGTAGCCCATCAAACAAAACTGCTTTTCCTTGTGCTGGACTAATTTTAGTAAGCACTTTTTTCTTCTTATTATCGTTATCATTTTCAGATAACGAAGCATCATATGTTTGGTCAAACAACACCGTATCTCCGTCAGTGGAATTTAAGTAGTAGATACAAGTTTCATGTGGAATAATCCAATCTGTATGTGGCATCATGCATTGCGCAGTAAAATTAGGATTGGGGATAACCGCAATAGCCATACATCTAATAATTTCTATTTTAGAATTTATTTGTTTTTCTATTCCCTGCTGAAATAAATTTATTACATATTTTTCTTGTTCTGAAATAGCGGTTTCTTTATCTTTTATATACAAGAGATGCCGTAAAGTTGGACTATCTTCCCATACTTGCTTGTCTGATTTATCAAAAGCAAGATGAGCCAATCTATTTCCATAACTAGGAAACATGGCTAAAGTCCAATGAATTTCTGAAGATTCAAAAAGATTAACTATTTTTCTTTGATTGATTATATGTAAAAAATTATCAACAATGACTGGTTCATTACTCATATTATTCTTTCAGTAAATTCATATGCACTACCACTAGTTGAGCGTATGCAACTGCGTGACTACGTTTAAAACTGTATCCAGTATTATCTTTATCCCAAACAGTTTCGTTTACATCTTTCCAAGTTTTACCGATAAGATGTCTCTTTGCAGGGCGGATTGCAGCAAGAAACATCGCTAGTCTAGGAATACTATCAATGGGTTCAGGCATTCTCTGAATAAGATCATAAGAATTGCCCAAGTGAATCAATTTTTCTACCGTAGCCCGTTCTTTCAGTACAGTCCAATCAGGCTCGTTCATCAATTCAATAAGATGTTCCTCACTCTGTACTTGATTGTAGACATGTACGTTAAGCAAATCGAGCTTAAAGTATCCTCTTTTTTCTGCATCCACATAATGCAATGCAGCCATATCATGTACCGGATCATATGGAATTTCAGTAATATAGACTCCCGTAGGATGTTTCCGCACAGGATCAACATTGCGCATTGACGCAGGAATATGCTTGATGACCGCTAGTAGTTTTTCGCGGTCACCCAAATCAATGTCAATGTCGGAGTCAATTCTCATCGAATGTGAGTCATGCCCGCTTGAATAAGCTTCTGATAAGCTTTCTGCACAATGATAGCCTGACGCTCTGCATCTTCTACTGCTTTGTGAGTTGTGACATGTCCGCCGTCTTTCAGCGACACGCCTGCAAGGTCATAGATAGTCCGACAATCACGCACATTCCAAAACTGCCATGGATACTTCATGTCAAGGTCACGGAATGCGCTTTCTGCAATCACGATATCAAAGCCAGAACCGTTAGACCAAACTTTGTCAGCACGATTCCAGCAGAATTGATAGAGCTTTTCCATCGCTTCCTTATAAGAAATGCGGTCACGGTCGCCCATAGCTTCTTCAATTGCTTCGGGACTTTGCTCTCCCCACCAACGAAGGGTATCGTCACTGATAGTGCGATTAAATACCTCAGTTTGTTCATCCATAGTTGGACGAAGCTCAAGTTTCTCCATTACGCCGACTCCACGAGGATCAAAACGCACAGCACCAATTGTAAGTATTACTGTGGAAACGTCGGTACTGAGTGTTTCCATATCGATCATAATATGATTAGCCATTAGAACTCCAAATGTTGTCTATCTTCTTTACATCTTCTACTATAGCACCGTTTAGGTAATTAAGCAATAGCATAGGTCTTGGTTCGGGTAAATAATTTGGCATACTACTATGCAACAATCTACAGTTGTACATCAAGACACTTCCTTTAGTCATATGTCGCTGTTCGGACAAACTGTAGAAATATTTGTTATATGCACCGCTATAGCACATATCAATATCCCAATCTTGTATCTGACTTCTAGGAACGAATCCAGTTGAGCCTTGTTCAGGAATAGTGTCTTGTAATGCAACGATACACTGTACTCCTAATAACCTTTCATCTTCATTCCATTGTTTAAATCTATGAGGAGTATCAACGTGTGGATTTATCCATTTACTGTCACCGTTGATAGTTACAAAATCACTAGCATAAAACACTGCATCATTAAGTTCCAGCTTGATTTTAGAGATAAGAAGTTCGTTGATAGCTTGTACTTCTGGCCAATCCATAACCATTTGACTCCACCAAACCCAAATTTCTTCTAGGTCGTAGATATCTCCGCGCTCTGCATAGTTTCTGTCTGAATCTACTGCCCGCACTGGACGTAACGTATTAAGTTTACTATTAATACTATCAATTAAATTATGGGGTATAGCATTCTCTAAGAATAGATAGCCGTCGCCTTCAGTAAGTTCGTTATTCACATAATTTCCAATGCACATATGTTTTTTCGTCAAGCACTATATATCCCGATACCTTGAACCACTCGCCTAAATACTTAGGGCCTCCTAGTCTTTTGCGGCACCATACTTCTAATTCGCTTGGTCCCATTCTTTCTGGACCGATAGGGATGCGAATGAAAGTTCTATCTTCCCAGACTCCATCCACTGCAATCTTCTTCTTGATCTTCTGAGTCTGCGGGACTACATCAATAATTTCTTCTGCTACGGGTCTTAGCCCCATGTTAGTTTGAACCATACATAATCTCTCTCATATCTAAACTTAAATTTTAAGCTACCTAAATCGAACTGCCATCTACAATGATGTTCACATTTCCCTATGTTATCGTATATCCAGGTTAACATTTCAGTGTGTTTATGGTGTGCCTCTTGAATTTGATATACAGTAATAACTACTTCGTACCAGCCCGGCTTAGTGAGTTCCCAACCATTTTTTTCATCATAGTAATTCATTGCCAGGTGAGCGTAAACCAAACATAATCTGATTCTTCTTTGAATGCAAAGAACATAGTGTCGCCCCCACTGATACCATTGATTTCGTATACCTCGTAGTTTCCATGATGGTCCCAGAAACCACGGTGCCAATCATTGCGCCATTTACCCTGACAGTTCTGTTCGCACCAGTCAACCATCTTTTCTATGTCAACATGGTAGTTAACCCAAACCGTTCCTGGACTACTATTACGAAGACCTTGCGGTTCTACTGGAAGTATATGAGGATAGCCATGGTAAAAGGTATGGGCCCATCTTGCTCTGAACCCAACATCAGGATCGTATTTAAGTTCGTATTCACGCCAAGACTTGCAGCCATAGTTTTCTAGGAAGCGGTTTTCTTTGTAACCTTTCCAGCGTTCTTTGAGTTGTTTAATCATGTCCATTTTTCATGTTCCTGCACATCATGCCCTACAGTTTAAATATTCTCTCATGCTCTTGTTGGGCTTCGTGTATTTCTCCAAATAATTTTTTTTGTGAGGATGAATGAACGGTTGATATAAATGAATTTACAGTGTATCTGGTGCCGGTTAGAATAGGTTTCGTTTCGTGAACCCAATAAAAGTTAGCTGGAAATACTAATGCGTCTCCCTTTTCTAGAGATATTATACGTTCCCCATTCATAAAAACAAAGTCACCACCAGTGTATTCATCGTTTAGATTTAATGAAACACTAGCATGGGTGAAGTGATCCCAATCTGTGTGCGGATGTATAAAGTTACCAACATCATATTTTAATATTCTGAAATCATGAGTCGTATATTGCAAATTATTACGCAGCAAAGCAACACTAAACATATTTTTACTCTGCAAGTAGTCTAGCCAAAGTTTCAATGCATTTTCTGTCTTGTTTTTTATCAAATCATAATGTTGACTAGTCTCTTTTATAGTTACCCTTTTAAAGGTACTTACCTTAGTGTTTTCCTCATACGCATGAAGCGACTGTTCTTGCCTAGCAGTAAATTTTTTACGTTCGTATTCTGTTATTAGTTGCTGGCATTCATCATCATTTAGATGGTTTTTTATAACCAATGCAATATCACATATATTCATTATAGCGTTCCTTAATCATGTCCATTTTAATAGAAACCATGCTAAATCTTCTTCTCTGTCAAATATAAGAGTATCGCTGTATCCGCTTCTATCATACTCAACTCTCCCTCCCCACTTTTTTAATCCTGTTTTCACATCAATGTCATTGAGGCTAAACAAAAAATTAAACCACCATGGTTGAGTTTGGTTGTTCTTATCGTTTATGCACAGAGTATACATCAGTTCCACCGTAATAAAAATGCCAGTCTGTCTTGCTCATTCTTAAACTCTAATATCATTCCTGTAAGCTGCCATCCTGGAACACATTTATCAGCCCACTCATTGATGTCTTGCTCATTTTCAATATAATACGTAAAATCCTTGACGATCAAGAACGGTGTCATAAAATCAGGGTTGCATATGAATTTCATCGGTATCTCAACAAGAAAATCGTATACTTGTGTTCGTCAACAACTTCAAATGCTTTATCGGGCCAGTTAACCAATCGTAGACCGTACTCCGGTTCGGATATTTGATTACAGTGTTCATTTGAAATGCCAATCTGCCGGTAGTCGTAAGACTTATCAATCAATAGGTCAGTCCACGAATCAAATAGTTTAGCATCCATATGAAAGTACTTGTTCATAGATACCCCAGGATAAAGGTCAGTGCTTCTTTCTTTTCGTCAAAGATGAAGTCATAGTCCCAGCGGCTTCTATAGAGTCCTTCACTATCCCAAATATATCCTACATTAAACCGCCGTTTGATATAGTAACTCATGTTACGTTCTTTACACCAGTTAAATGAATCAGTAGTGTTAAGTACCCCACGAACTCTCACGCAGTATTTCTGACCGCGACGAACTACTTTGTAAGTATCAATAGCCTGCGGCATTCAACAGTTCCTTGACCTGTGTCACCATTTCGTTGTTACGTCTAAACTTGATAGCCCATTGTTCTGGATTGATGTAGTCGATAATCATCTTTTGCTGGCTTTCATCAAGTTCTTCTAGAAACTTGACACCGCTCTCGCTCTGATAAAGCATCCAAGGACTAATCTTGCCAGTAGTTACAGCATACGCTAATTTGTTTCTATTAGCATATCGTAGACAATCTTTGGTTTCGATACCTGAATCCGTAGAGATAACCATCGTAGCTTCGATACTACGAGCGATAGCATCCAGCGGGTCTTCTGTCTTTAAGTACTCAATAAGAAATTTAGTGTAGTTAGTATCGCTGCACCAACTATCAATCTTTATCTGATTCTTCAACAGCCAATCAGCATACCTAACTACATTGATACACTTGATATCAACGCAATAGTGACCGAACTTGACAAAGGCAATGTAGTATGCACTTTTCGTGAAGTCTACATATGTTCTAGGTTTTTTAGATGCAGTATTCTTTTTGTAGAATTCTACCCAAGCTTGAAATCCAATACGATTACCTGGCTGGTCTTTGTCTTGCCATCTACGTTTATTTTCACATAGGTGTTTCATCATCGTAGTCTCTCGCTGGAAACTCCGTTTGCAAAACTCACAAGAAAACTCGGTTTTAGTTACCGAGCTTTCTTTCGTATTCTTCGATTTCTTTATCTGTAACAAGCTCACTTAATAACTCAATCTCATCAAATTTTAATTCGGGGAATCTATTAGCAAGATACATCTTTTTCTTGTGATTGTCAACAAAAACTTCGGATATGATGTTTAAGTCACTGTCACTTGATTTAGGATATACCTTTTTAAAGTAGTCTTTAATCTCCGTAGTCTTAGGAGACTCTTTTAACTTACTAACACGGTCACGGATGTGCGGAATCCATTGATGAAACTGTTTGCCAATACCCGGGCTTGCAGCACACAACATCAACCATTGTAGCTTAGGATGCTTCTGTACATTCTCGTTGAACATATACTTGTTAGCATGATATTCAGTGCTTTGCAGATAATAAGATTGAATATCCTTACTACCTTTAACTGCACTAATCCAATGTATCATCATGAATGGCACAAACTTCTTTTGCTGTTCAGGAGTCAACCTATCATAATACGAATAGTCTTTGCGGTCGATAGCCGCGATTGCGTCGAAAAGATCAAATTCAATCTTTTCAAACTTTTCGTCTGCTGATAGTTTCTCTTTAGCCATTATGCTTTTAGTGTCTCAATCGCAATAGCGTGTTCAATAGCTTGACCAATGCTGTCACCGTTGTTAACAATAGTCAATGTCGGCCCATCACTATCTCGCATACGATCATTCTTGTAATGTTCAATCACGTACCCGCCTGATGCCGGATAGATCGTGAAGCGAATGCTGGTCTTGCCGCTAATACCGTCGTAAGGTCTTACCGAATCAGTAGCATATACTTCTGCTTTCTGTCCGCTTTCCCATGCTTCACGGGACCACTGTGCAAACTTTCTCTTAAACCAACCCATCTTCTTTTCCTTCTCTTTTTGTACCTTGCGATTTCTAGCAGAATCAAGCCTAAATACAGTTTGGCTGGGTAGAGTGCCTGCTATCGTTCTGTTGTACTTTGCCTGACCTAACGATAAGCTACCATTACCCGATGACATTAATAATCTTTCTCTACTAGGATAAGCTGGAATTCAGAACCTTTTCCGTCAGTTGAACTGTCACCCAAATCATCAAGTGATTCTCCGTTGTAGGTTAAGCCAGTAACAAGTTCCCAACCGTCATAATCACCCGTAGTAATTACAAGCTTCTTAGGGTCAAACGCTTCATCTTCACATTCAAACGAGAGGAAGTGACCTTTCTCAATGCTTTGTCCAAGGAAGTAAACGTCACCGTCTTCAAGAGTTTCTTGAGGGAAAATCTCTTCGGTTTGTTCTGTGTCAGCGCCCATATCAAAGAAAGCATTAGCAGTTAGTGCATCATAGATGACTGTATCGTTTTCATCTAATACACTAATATAACAATCTTCTAGTGAAGGACCAGTGTGGTGTGCAAGGTTATCGCATTCATGCCATTCACCGGGATGAAACGGACGGATATCTTCGTCAATTTCTACATCGTTTTCCTCAAAGAAATCATCATTCCAAGCATAGTCCTCAAAATCAATTTCATGTTCTTCAACAATGTCATAGAATTCACGCTTGACGGAGCCGATAACAACTTCGCCGCCGCGTCCACCGATTTCAATCTTATATTTCATTACTTGTTACCTTTCTTCTTTAAAATAGAAATTTCAACGTTTGGATAGAGAGTGCGAATTACACCCATAACGTCTGACTGCTTATGCTTCTTTTGAAAAGTCTTAATAATTGTTTCAGTAATCATGATTTCTTCCTTTGGTTGAGTTCGCTAAGAATATAAGCATAGAGTACATGACTCCCTGCCCAAAAAATACTAAGTATAAGACCGATAGTGAGTCCTACTATGACGATGGGCATAACAAGCCATGCTAACACTACTACTAAAAATGCAATTAATTTGTTCATTGTTAAAATACTTGACTATAATCTACTACTTCACAGTTCCTACTAATCTCCTTGACAAAATAGATACAACGCGGTTGCTCCCCTTCGTCAATCGGTACACACAAAAACTGACCATTTCTGAGTCTAGGTGCATACCAAGTAACATCAGGGTAGATATCTAAGATTTCAATAGGAAGAAATGAGGGGGAGAATGAAGTCCGCGGATTAAACTGAAAAGCGTTGAATCCTCTATCGTTGAGACTAGATAGCGGTAAAGTTTCTAAGTCACCATGTTCTTGCTCTCCAATCAATATCTGCCAATCTATTGGCATCTTAATAACCTTATCAGCAACCTTGATTACTAATGCAGGACTATTGAATGATTCTAAAAAGATCAACGGAATGAAGTGGTAATCAACATTTGCTGGGGTAGAATTATCTAGAATTGCAAACAGCAAATCATCGATTTCCTCTGGAAGAGTTTCCAAATTATAACTTTCGTTTTCTAAAGTAAGTATTCTCATAATATTAGTATATCAACCTTTACTGTGTATGTCAAGTTATTAATAGTCCAATTTTTCTATACTGAAAGGATAGTTGGCTTCTTTGTAGAACTGCTTACGCTGTGTCAAGTGACGCTTTGCAAACTTACATGAGGATGTGATATCCCAAATCTGTACATGGTCCTTATCTTCTGCTTTACGAATACCTCTGCCTATTGACTGAATAACTCGTACAAACGATTTGCCAGGCTCAATAAGAACCAAATTAAAGATCCTAGGAATATTAATACCGACAGCCGCAACGCCGTACGTTGCGACAATAATTTTATCGTCACTTGTGGCAACCTCATCATACTCATCCTTTCTATCTGATAGACTAGTACCGCCGTTTACAAAGACAGCGTTGGTTCCTAATCTACTTACAATTTCTTTGCCTGCATTCACTCGGTCAACCAAGACTAGTGTATTACCAGTCAGATTCACCTTTTCAATCAATTCTGCAATAGTGTCTAGGCGATTTGAGTCTTCTAGTAGATGTTTCAGTTCTGATTGATAGTTAGTAAACTCTACCTTATCCTTAAGCTGAACAATGTTTACGTGACATTGTGCGAGTACGCCTCTGTCTTGTAGTTCTTTTGCTGATAGCTTACCGATGACAGGACCCAATGACACAAGCAACGATACTTGATCCATCTTGTCTTTAGGAATGGTTCCTGTCAGTCCCCAACGAATAGGAATGTTGCTGAATACTCCTGTAAGCATCGTCTTGAGTACATCAGCCTTAGCCATGTGAACTTCGTCAACAATGACACAAGCAATGTCTTCAAAGAAGAATTCATCAAGAGTTTCTTCACCCTTGTCTGTGTTCTTGAATAGATTGTTCAAGCTTTGCCATGTGCAGATAGTGTGCGTTTTGCCGTAATCCTTACGGTCACCAAAGTAGACGCCGACATCCAATCCTAAGTTGATGTAGTCTGCTTCTGTTTGTGTAACAAGACTCTTGTTGGGGACAATCACTAGGGAGCGTCCTAGGTGCTCTACAGACTTAGATAGAGCAGCAGTCATCAGCGTTTTGCCAGCGCCTGTTGCAACTTCCTGTAGGCATTGAGGATTCTCTAAGAAGTTGTTAACAATCTCAACCTGATAGTCACGCAGTACGATAGGCTGGCCTTCTCGTTCATGACCTTTTGGCCACACTGTACCAGCGAACGAATCTTCTTTGATGCGCTCGAACTTAAGTTCCTCATGTGATTGCCGCAAATCTACAAGTTCAATGTCATATCCTTTATCATACAGATAGGTAATGATTTGCTCTAACAGATTTACATAGGTACTTCCACCAAGACTAAAATAGCTAATCTTGCCGTTCCATCGACCGAGACGAACTGCCGGGAGATATCTCGCCCCCGGCTTTTCAAACTCGAACATCTTCATCAATGCTCGGCGGTCACCTACTTCAAGACCCTCGATTTTTACATTAACTTCGTCTTTGATTATGATCTTTACTTCGTTCATTGTACCTCGATTGGTCGTGAATCTT